TGCTTGCCACGACCCCACGCCACGATCTCGACCTCGATGCGGTCCCTCTGAACGTCTGCGCCGGCCGTGAGGAACACGCCGCCACGAGGCACCGAGCCGACCTTGTACTGCTCCCGGCGCTCGTACAAGCGCTTCCAATCCGGGGCCTCGCCTAGCAGCGTCCACGTCTCTCCGAGGACCGTGTTCACGAACACCTGAAGCAATTCGGGCTTCTGCTTGTTTTGCGCTTGCTCGAACTGCTTGGCGGCGTCCGCCCAGGAGAACCACCCGACCGGCGAGTAGAGGCTGGACAGATGGAAGCCCGCCGTCCTGCGATCCCAGTTGGCGGCCGGATTCGGACGCCACTGGCCGCGTGCAAGCATCCACTGCTTCTGGTGATTGTGGATCTCCTGGCCGCAATGCTGGCAGACATACACCGCCTTATCCGGCTCACCCTTCGGCCAGCGCAACTGCGCGAATTGCAGGATCTGGAATTCCCGGCACAGCGGGCATGGCACGTAATACTGCCGTCTGTCGCTCTCATCGTAAGCCGCTTCGATGCGGCTCATGCCTGTGATCTTGGGCGTCGAGACGAGGAACACCTTGCGGCGCGCGAACGTCCGCGTGCGCGCCATGGCGAGATTCACCGGGTCGCCTTCGCCCTCCACATCGCCGGGATACCCGTCCACCTCGTCAAGGAACAGATACCGCGCAGCCATCGAGCGGAGGCCGACCGCGCTGTTGGCGCCGGTCATCACCAGCACGCCGCCAGGGAACTCCTTCGAGAGAACTGTGTTGCCGGAGTCGCGCGAGCGCGGATCGCTGACGAGCTTCCGCAACGCCTCGGATTCCTCGATCAGCGGGTCGACGCGCTGTTTCGAGTTCCGCTTGGCCATCTCGACGGTCGGCTGCACCGCCATCATGGGACCCGGCGCCTGGTGGATCACGTATCCGATCCAGTTGTTGCCGCACTCGGTCCCGCCGATCTGCGCGCCCTTCATGAAGATCACGCGCTCCATGGGCGAGGACGGCGACAGGCAATCCATGATCTCGCGCAAGTACGGCGTCCGGTCCGTGCGCCACGGGCCAGGCTCCGACGAGGCGCGCTGCGAAAGCGTGCGGTACTTGTCGGCCCACTTCGAGATGGTGAGAAACGGGTCCGGCCGCGCGCCAGCCGCGGCAGCAGCACCGACCACTTCCTCAGCCGTTAGCGTCTGCAAATTCATTCAGCGCCTTGCGGATCTCCGTCGCCAGGATCTCGTAGCACTTCGCCGCATCGGTTTCGGCCGCCAGCATTGCCGCCACGCGGTCGGGAATGTTCAACATGCCGTCGCGGTACTGGCGGAACTTGTTGAACGTGGCAATCTGGACCTCGTCTTTCGAGATCAGGCTGCCAACTTTCTCCTCGTACTCCAGCTTCGCCAGGCGCGCCTGGTAATGCTCACGCACGGCCCGCGCCTTCGTGTACTGGCTCGCGCCGAACGCATCGTCGTCGTCGTGCTGCCTCTTGCTCGCGCCAGCCGGCCGCGCCTCGGTGTTCTCCCGCCACTCGCGATCGGCTGTATCGGAATCGATCCGGCCATCTGAGAGGGTGGAGATGCGGCCAGAGTTGATCGCCTTCTGGACGGCAGCGCGGCTCAGCCCGACGTGCTTCGCGTACTGCCGTTGGCTCATTATCGCCATGCGCTTCTTCCTGAACTTTCCGCTTGCCTTCTGGTTGAAGGGAAGGTATCCATCGTCATGCGCGGACCATCAGCCGCCAGAAAGGATAACGAGATCGGATTATGACGAACGAAACCAGCACCACCACAGAAACCGCCGCCGTTGCGGAACAGGGCGCGAACGTTGCGCCGGAGAAAGCTGCCTCGACCAAGAAGGCCAGCAGCAAGAAGAGCGCGCCCAAGGGCCAGAAAGCCGCGAAGAAAGCCGCCGCCAAAAAGGAAGCCAAACCCGCCACTAAGAAGGCCGCCAAGAAGGAGACCAAGCCCGCCGCCAGGGAGAAGGCTACCGCCAAGGCCAGCGCGCCGCGCGAGGGCAGCAAAAAGCAGATCGTCATCGAGATGATGCGTCGCAAGGAGGGCGCGACGATGGCCGAGATTGCCAAAGCGACTGCCTGGCAAAATCACACTATCCGGGGCTTCGTGGCCGGCACGCTCAAGAAGATGGGCATCACCGCCGAATCCACCAAGAACGCCTCCGGCGAGCGCTGCTACTCGATCAAGTAGACAGCCTCCCGCCAACGACCCGCGCCCGCCCGGTACTGGCGGGCTTAGGGTCGTGAAGGGCTAGGATTCGCCGGTCTTAAGCGGCCTTTGGCACGCGCTCTCCACCATCACCGCCACCGGCCGGACCACCAAGCAGGCTGCGCAAACCGCGCTCGATAACATCATCCTCGGCGAAGTAGGCTTCCCCAGGCTCACACGCGGCTGCATGGGCATTCAGCACGAGTTGGGTAAGCCGCCAATCCGGATACTTCGTCCAGAGCGCAAGGACAAGCCCCACCATTTGATCAATTCGCGCCGGGTCTCGCATTACTGCAATGTATCAGAATCGTTGACAAGCGCAGATTCTCCGTCCCGGTGCGCTTGACGGCCCGTGAAAGCCTCCCACCGCCGCACGACCACATCGCAGTACCTCGGGTCCAGCTCGACCACACGCGCCTGGCGTCCCGTCTTCTCGCAAGCGATGACCGTGGTCCCGCTGCCGGCGAACGGATCGAGGATCGTGTCCCGGCTCTTGCTGTTGTTCCGGATGGCGCGCTCGACCAGCTCAACCGGCTTCATCGTCGGATGCTCCCGGTTGGCGGCGGGCCGGCTGATTTGCCATGCATCCCCCTGGTTCCGGTCGCCGCACCAGAAGTGCTTGTTGCCTTCGCGCCAGCCGTAGAGGATCGGCTCGTACTGGCGGCGGTAATCGCCCCACCCCAGAGTGAAGTGGTTCTTCACCCAGATGATGAACGTGGACCAGTGGCCGCCCGCATCCAGGAACGCGGAATACAGCGTGTGCAACTCCGACGAGGACATGCAGATGTACACCGCGCCCTTGCAAACCGCCAGGAGATTGGCCGAGGCGTCGCGCAGGAATTCGTAGAACTTGCCGCCCAGCTTGTCGTTCTGGATTTTCAACTTGTCCTTGGTGCGGCCCTCGTAATCGATGTTGTACGGCGGGTCCGTGAAAACCATATCGGCCAGCCCGCCCGCCAGGACCTTCTCAACGTCCGCGAGCACCGTGGCGTCGCCGCACAGCAGCCGGTGGTTGCCCATCACCCATACATCGCCGGGCGCCGTGACGGCCTTTTCCTGTAGCTCGGGTGCCGCATCGTCTTCGGTGAGGCCCGCGTGTGTATCCTCGGGATCGCGGAGGTATTCCTCGAGCTCCTCGTCGGTAAATCCCACAGCGCCGAGATCGAAATCATCCTCCTTGAGGGACTGCAATTCGACGCGCAGCATCTCCTCGTCCCACCCGGCATTGAGCGCCAGCTTGTTGTCGGCCAGTACCAGCGCCCGGCGCTCCGTCTCGTTCAGGTGGTCGAGGATGATGACGGGCACCTCGGCGATGCCGAGCTTGCGCGCCGCCGCCAGGCGCGCGTGGCCGGCGATGATCACGCCGTCGCCGCCGACCAGGATCGGATTCGTCCAGCCAAACTGGATGATGCTGGCGGCGACCTGGGCGACCTGTTCGTCGCTGTGCGTGCGAGCGTTCCGGGCGTAGGGCAGCAGCTTGTCGATCGGCCAGCGCTGGATCACCAAGTCCTTGATGCGCTCCAGGATGTTGACGCTCATCGAATCCTTCCGCTCTTGACGAACACCGGCGCGCCGTTCTCCTTGTGGCGCTTGTCGGAGAAGTCCTGTGCAGCCTGCTCGACTGCTACCCCGCGCGCGTGAGCTGCATCCATGAACGTTTCGCCCGTGTCGTGAAGTATTACCGGCTCGCGCGTGAGCGCCGACAACCGATGCACGATCACGTCGCAATACGCCGGAGAGATTTCACAGCCGCAGCCAATCCGGTCCAGCACATGTGCGGCAGCGATGGTCGTACCGCTGCCGAGGAACGGATCGAAGAGCATGTCGCCCGGATCGGAGTAGGCCTTTACGAAGAACTCGACCAGCGCGCGAGGGAACGGCGCGCTATGCGATCCCTGGCTCGACTCGGTCTTTGCCTCGATTACGTTCGACGGCCGCGCGATCCCGCCGTGCCGACCTTCCATGTTCCCGGCATTGCGGCGCGTGGTCTGCCAGGCATCGTGGTTCTTGCCGCGGTCGGCCGCGGCGCCACGCGGCCCCGTGCCCAGGAGCCCGCTGCCGGACGTGGACTTCGGATTGTTCGGCGAGTAGTCGAAG